CATCGAGGCTGGCAGCGGCATCAAGGCTGGCTGGGGCATCAATGCTGGCAGGGGCATCAAGGCTGGCGAGGGCATCAAGGCTGGCTGGGGCATCAATGCTGGCAGGGGCATCGAGGCTGGCTGGGGCATCGAGGCTGGCTGGGGCATCATCTCACAGTTGTTCATCAAGTGCATGAGGACTCTCTCATTCAACTATCGTCTCTACGCAGGTATTGTAATTTGGAAAGAAAAGGCGGATGAAAATGACACGCTTGTAGAGTGCGGAAAGTTAGCCGGCGGCGACGTCGTATGCGGCACCGTTCGTGAACTCGGTATGCCTAAGGATTCTAAGGCGGGGATGGCAACGATTCGCCTTGATGACGGGACGATTCTTACGGGTGAGTTGGTTGTGAAAGAGGAGTGAGGAGGGGTAGATGCCAAAATACATCGAGGCGGAGCTGGACTTTGAACCGATCGAGATGACTGCGAGGGAGAAAGAGTTTGCGAGGTTACGCGAGATCACCACAGAGGAAATTATGGCAGAGGTGAAAATTCCTGTGAACCACTACCCGGACAAACCTTATGGTCATAGCATATCGAGAGAGATGTATGAGCTATGGTGGAAAGGAGTGTTTGGAAGAAGAGGAGTGCGGTGACCGACTTCCAGGAAGCTCAAAACCAAGTCATCATCAACGCAGGTGAGGGCCCTTATGGATGGGCTGTCGCCAACGTGTTCCTTGAAGACGGCATGCCTTACGCTCTCTACCAGCCTGACTTCAAGATGCCGTACATGCGCCAGATCTTCGCATGGCTTGGATCGCTTCCCCGTCGTGGCCGCATGGTTGGAATGAAGCCTACTCAGATGGGATTCAGCACCGCAATGATGATCTTCACGCTTTGGTTCATGAACAAGTGCAAAGAGAACGCGCTCTACATGCTGCGCACAGATGGCGAGCTTGGGCAATTCGTGCAAGAGAGACTTGACCCGATCATTGAGAACTCACCGAACATCGCTGCAGGATTCACGTCGACAGACAACGTTCATGTCAAGCGTGGGTGGGATAGGACGTTGTACTTCCGTGGAGCAGAGCAACCGAAGAAGCTCAAGGAGATGCCAATTGGCCTTGTGGTCCGTGATGAGAAAGACGTGATGACAGACCTCGGAGCGGAGATGGCGCTCGGGCGTCTTGCTGCTTCCAAGTTCCAGTGGGTCGCTGACATCGGGAATCCTTCATACCCTGAGGTTGGCATCGACGCAGACTTCCTCGGAGGTACTCAGCACCAATGGTGGGTCTTGTGCGCGTACTGTGGCGAGTGGTTCGTCCCTGACTGGCCTCAGTGTATTGTCCGCTCGTCTCCTGATCGTGTTGTCTGTTCTACCTGTGGCAAGCCGCACTACTTTACCCTGCTTGGAGAGTGGCGGCCGAAGGTTGAGAAGGCTCCGTACATTAGCTGGACGATTCCTCAAGTGTGTTCACCTCGAGTATTACCGGTTGACCTTCTCAACGACTGGGACGACGCAGAGGGCAACCCGACGAAAGAGCGAGCCTTCTACAACAACCGACTGGGCAAGCCCTACGCATCAGCAGGGGCAAAGCTAGACATGACCATTATCAACCGTTTGACGTGCTCAGGGAGCGCGATGGTGGCGGGGTCCGTTGCTCACACTGTGATGGGAATCGATGTGGGCGGATCAGAAGGCGACTGCTTGCACGTGACAGTGAGAGCGTTGGACGGTGAGATCTTGTGGGCAGGGGTCAAGAACTGGGAAGAGGTAGACGACGCGCTGGATTCGTATAACGTCCTCTCTTGCGGGATAGACGCCATGCCTGAGACGTACATGGCCAAGCTGCTTGCTCAGAAGAATCCTGATCGTGGGATCAAGCTCATTCGGTATCACTCATCACCTGTGACCGTAGGCGAGACTGTTAAGGAGAAGGACGGCGTTGAGTTCGTGTCAGTGCCACGGACGGCTACACTCGATCAGACGTTCTCTCTTATCCACAAGCCGGAAGAAGGATTGGTTGTGCCTGCTGGATTGCCTGTAGACTACTGGGACCAGTTCACGTGCATGGTGAGGAAGATCGTGGACACAGGGAAGCACAAGTACGCGACATACGACGAAGGGAGCGCGCCGGATCACTATGCGCACTCGTTGAACTACTCGGAAGTGGTGAGGGACAAGTCGGGGTCATTTGAGGAGAGATTTCAGATATGGTAAAGAGAATAGAGACCGTAGAAGTTCGTCCTGGTATTATAGAACATCGTGAAGTGAGTGGGTGTCTGACGAGCGATCGCAAGCGATCAAGGGGGCCGGCAACGGCTGCCCCAATTGATCTATCCATGTCTGCGTTGCAACTGACCGTTACCTTCGGAACTGAGATGAAGACAACGAAACCGTTCACACATCCTACGGGGATCACCAAGTTCATGCGCTATTCCGTCTCAAAGCATGGAGTGACGTTCCTATTCTCGGATGCGCCGACCGAACTTGGCAGCAGTGAATGTGAGGAAGTGTTCGTTGAGTGGGAAGACTGAGGAGGTGATTGTTATGTCTTGGTGGGTTTGGGTTCTAATTGTTCTAGGCGTGGCTAGTGTGGTATACGTCTGTTGGGTGTTGAATCAAGTGAACGGGGCGTGGTTCTGAAGATGAAACAACACGAGGAGATGTTGAATGATCTACACCATCGGCCCTAGCGAGGAATACCGGAAAGGCATCGCGGACGCAGAGCTAAAGCATCTTGTCTTTCGGAAGAAAGGATGCTCACGAACCTACGGTGGTGGATGGGTGTGGGAGAAACGCGGGCAGGCGCAGGCGTGGATCGACGTGTTTGGGCAGACAGAGCGTGAGGTCTTCGGAGTCAAAGCAGACTGGGTGAAGGATACGCGGCCACCGACGTGGAAGCCTGCACCGGGGAAACCTGAGCCGACGTTCCGAGAGTTAGTGAAGGCGGCAAAGATCGTAATCCTTGAGGAGGAACCATGTGGGTCAAGCTAACGAACGGATCGCTTGAATGGATAACGGGGTTCGACGTGAGGCGCAAAGCTCTGATGGGCCGCCTATCGAACGCGAGCCAGATTGTTCTACACATCTACGAGACGGAGGAAGGGGCGTTAGAGGCCCGGAGAGGTATCACAGAGCTAGTTGGGAAGATCTTCCCTGCTATCATCGAGATCGAAGAAGCAAAGGCCGTTGAAGAGACGGAAGAGGAGAGTGAGTGAAGTGGGCATTAGATTGCTTCTTGCTGCATTCGTGATAATAGGAATCGCCGAGATCGGTTTAGCAATTGGCGATAAGAGAAGCAGGCGCGGATTCACGATAAAGGAACCGACATCAAGGCCACGCCCTGCTCCACCTCACGGGCAAAGGAGATCAGATGCCTAACCGCATGGTCTACATCGTCGGTGAAGTGAATGATGTGGTTCTGAAGGCGTGGGATGTCGTTGGAGTCTTCACGTCTGAGGCGCGCGCGGTTGAGGCGTGTACCTCGGAGGATCACTTCGTCGGCCCGATGCGATTGAACATGATATGGCCCGAGCCGTCTGCCGAGTGGTACGGGCTGTGGTATCCGTTAAGGGAGGATATGAAATGAATGAGCCAATGGTCACGAAGAAGACGTGGAAGGAATTCCAGACGAGCAAGCTCCTGTGGTGGATCAATCGCATCCTACATACATTCGGATGGGCCATCGTCGTTGTACAACAAGAGGATGGGAGTATCACTGATGCCTATCCAGCGCGGGTGAGGTTCCGGGGATTCTCTGAAGAGAATGAAGGTGATGGTTTCGTCGGCCTGACTTCCTATCTCAGCGAAGTCATGCCCGAGCTTGTGGAGGAATCAAAGCTATGAACGCCGTACTGCAAACAACCTACAGCCTCTTGGAGATCGCCGTCGCCTTCGCTGCGATTGTCTTCTTCGCCTACAGCGCCTTGTGCATGTGGTTCTTCTTGACGACTGAGGCGGACGAAGCTCGGGGCTTCAAGAAGAAGAGCCTGTCTCGTTTCAACTTCCACATAGGGAAGGGATTCCTGGTCTTCTATTGCATCCTCGGAACGCTGGGCCTGATCCGCGCTGTGGTGGTAGACGTCGGCTTGTCCTTCTTTGGTGTGGCGGTATTGGTTACAATAGCGGCGCTGGTTGCATACGTCCTCAAGAGGTTTAGGGGGTAGTTGTGAGCGAAGAGAAGAAGCGAAGCATACAGGACGGCAAGGACATTCTCGCGGTGACTCGCAGTTTCCTTCAAGCCCTGTTGGACAAAGAGGACTGGCACGAGTTCGGCCAGAAGCACTACATCGGAACGCTGCTCGAACCCTCCATCCCTCAGTTCTACCGCTTCAAGGCGTTGATGACCAAGCAGCTCAAGGGCGGCAATCCGTTAGTGATCAAGCGAGTGATGATCCGCCTACAGCTTGTGCCATCGAGCCACGAGGGGTTGAGGTGGGCAGACTATCGGATGATCGCTGTGAAGGAAACGGAGCCGTACAAACCGGACGAGGAAGGGACGTGGGGGATCTGCCCTACCTCGTGTCGGTTCGTGGCGTGGAGGAACGAGGGGTGAACCAGAAGGAACTTGACATCATCAACGACAACACGATGCA